TTGTCTAAAAAACTTACTATTTTTAGTTTCTTAATAATTTTAATTGGCATTAACCTAAGTCCTCACCTTCATCCACGTCTCTTTTAATTTCTGAAACGTAATCCTCAATCAACTCCAAAATTCCATCCATAATATCTTCAGCAAAATACTGTCCGGTTTTGGGAATGAATTGCCTTTTGGGTGCCTTCCCATCTAAAAATTTATGCCCCTCAAATCCTGTATTATGGCCATGGGCCTTTTGGGCCTGTTCTTCATCATCAAAAATTCCTATTCTTATTTTATCGGCTTGAACATCAAACTCTAAAGCTCGCATCATACTGCCTGTTAAGTCTAGGTTTGCCGTTCGGTCTCCAAATTTTTCTTCGTCCGCATATTTTTCAGAAAGGTTTTTAAAAGGCTTCCCAGTTACAGGTGAAATGCCTTGCCCTACATAATCAAGAATTTCTGAAAAAATATATTCCCCGACTTCGTTCATTAACTCTTCGCGCTCATCGCTTTCAAGCCAGGCGGGAAGCCCGGGGAAAATGTCGGTATAAATCTCTTCCTTTTCAAATTTGGATTGTATTTTGATTTTGGACATTGTTTACCGGTTGTTGTGTTATATTTTTTTCTGTAACCATTATTTTTCGGGCCTGCTCTTCGGCCATCCCAAAAGATGAAATTAAAATTTGAACCCCTGACTCAATTGGAATTTGACCTTGCCCGGCTGCTACAACAACCTCAACAAGAGAGCTTACTTGTGCACCATTAAAGACATTCTTGGCATCTAAAGCTTTTGCCGCTGCCCTTTCTTCAATTATGCCCCTTGCCTCTTCTTCGGTTAAATTGGGATCCACTTCAAGCATCAATTCCCAATCTTCCCAAAGACCAAGCTCTTTTTTCTTTTTAAGATTATCAAGCTTTTCTGAATCACTAGTTAGAATTTTAGGGCGAGAGAATTTAACTTTTATTTTTTCAGAGGTGAAAGTGTAAATGCCATCTCGAAGATTCATGTTTTTAATTAGCTGAAAAACGCTATTTTCAACCCGTCCATAAATGTCTTTATTATCTTCAATAATGGATTCCACGTCCGCACTAGCGAGAAGTCTCTCAAAACCAGAAGAGAATCTTTCACCACCTTTAATGACCCCATTAGTATTCATGCCATGCTCATCTAGAATCATCATCATGTAAGTCAGGATTGAATCTTTATGGCCTTCAAGGTTTGGTGCGGGCGAGATATAACTTGCTTCAGTTTTAGGGCGATCGGGTTTTTCTGATTGGGGAAGGTTGATAGCGGTCATTAAACCATGAGTGACCCATTCAATTGTATCTGATTTAGGGTATTTTAAAACCAACTGCCCTATTTGCATATTTCCAGAGGTTAAATAAACAGAGAGATTGGTATTAAGCTCAATGGTTTGTCTTGGAAGAGAGCTTGAAATGGGATAAGACCCAGCGGCATCAAAGGGAACGTAAATAAAAGGAATCTGTCCGAATGGATTAACCATGTCTGGGTTATCAACAATGGGGACAATCTCAAATGCTTTATAGTCTTTGGTTTTTATTTTAAGGTGATTCTCATCACTCCAGAGTGTCCAGTAATCATGCCCATCAATTTTACCAACCGGAATTGACCAAGCATAAATCTCACCATTAATATCCCGATGAACGCAAAACTCATAAGGAGCGAGTGCCCAGAAATGAAACTTATCTTTGGTCGCATCATCAATAATTAATCTCTCTCTAATTACACCCAAGGCAGCATACTTGTGGCGATTTTTATAAAGGTCTAAAACCTTCATGGCATCGTTAAAGCTTCCCTCTTCTAAGATAGAATTATAAAGATCGGTCTCTTGTTGTTTATCCAAAATCCTCACCGGAGGTTTAACGTAGGCCTTGGATTTTTTATCAGTAATTTTTCTATGAATATTATAATCGGCCACATTGTAACAATCCCAGGTTTTTGGATACATTGAGCGAAGTCTCTCTCTGACATAGTGGTGAAGATTTCCTTCATAAATATCGGCATTCATGAGTTCATCATTTCGCCTTTTTATTTCCACTTCAGAGTTTAATTCTTTTAAAATATCTAAAATTACAAATGTGTCTAAATTCATATTTTTTACCTTACGAGAGTTTTAAGACAGATGGTTCTATGTCATATTCAAAAACATAATCGGCCCAATAACCGATCGCAGTCGTTACGTGTTGATAAGGTGCAGAGGGTCCATCTTCTTCCACTAATCCGCTTCCTTTTTTAAGTTTTGTCAATCTAAAGCCTTCGTCCGCAATCGAGGCGTCTTTGTAGATATAAAAATTAACCTCACCAAGGTCGTTCATGAAAAGAGCATTCATGCGGTTGTGTCGCCTTCTTATTGGCGGGTTGGAGCGTGGGACATCAATGGAGAATTCTAAACTAGACCCATCTTTTCTTTTATAGTTTGAAATAAAGTCTTCCACGATTGACCAATCCGATTGTATTGATCGGGTGTCATTGGCACGGCCTGAAGCATCACCGTAAAAAAAATAACTCGTGCGGTGTTCAAAGATCCCATCATCGGCCATTTCATCTAATATTTGGGAGGTTCTAAAACCCTCAATCACGTAAGTTTTGGCCACATGGTAAACGCCATTGATTCTTTGTCCGACTGCTGCAGACATGGGCTTTCCCTGGCCTATGTTAAAGTCATGGCAAACGGCAATGGGGTAAGATGGGTTAAATTTATAAACCTCACCTCGCTTAAAATTGCGCTCACTAGAGTAGTTGTAATATATGCCCGCACCTTGAATGGAAATCCATTCCCCATAAAGTTTTCGCCTTGCCATCAAGGGCGAGAGGTCACGCTTTAGATTTTCTAAATACCACTTAGGAAGAAAGGGGTTCTGCTCAGTTAATGAATAGAAAACTTTTTTATTCGGATGATCTTTATTTTGGATGAAATACTTATAAAGCCAGTGGTCAGGTTCGTCAGGATTTGATCTTAAAAAGATCATATTTTTTTTAACCCCGGCCCTACCAATCCTGAGCTTTAGTCCTTCATAAGTATCACGAGAAGGCATTTCATTTGCCTCCTCAATATCAAGCCCCGAAAGGTTTAGAGATTGAAACTTCGTTAAGTCCCCATCGTCGTAGGAATCTCCAAATATTTCCGATCCATTTTGAAATATAATTTTTAACTCACTCCTATTATAACTCTTAATCACCTGAGGAATATCGGCCATGTGACGAAGAAGCTCGGCCCATGAAGTGCGCTTTAAATCTTTTAGTGTCCTTCTTACCATTAACCATCGGGAGTTAGGTTGATCTAGGGAGTTTTTAATTATTTCATGAATATGATGAATGGTTTTTGCTGATCCAACTCCGCCAGAGTAAAAAAGCTCTAAAACCCCTGTAGTATAATCAAATTGAGAAATAAAATCGCTCGCCTCATCTTGCCACTCAATTGCTCTAACATCTAAGTCTTGGAAAAGGGGCGTAGTCATTTTTCAGGATATGCCATTTTAATAACAAATCCCTTCCCTTCATCGTCTTTTATTTCAATAGATTTCTTTTTAGAATAAAGATATTCGCAAGCTTTTTCGGCCGCTTTAAGTCTAGCTTCCGGAGTTATCGTACGCTCCATTATAACTATTTCACCAACTTGTTTAGCAGTAAATTCATCATACCCAAGAGCTTTCCAATCTCCTTTTGCAAAAAGAAGTAAAACTTCAAAAGGATCTACTCCAAGTTCTTCGGCCTTTTCAAAAAGGTCCTTAGTTTTTCTATTGAGTGTTCCCTTTGGTCTTCCGGCTTGATTATTAGTATGTCCTGGCCAGCTCATATAACATTCCTTGTTAAGTCTTGCTAAAAATTAAATAATTGTTAATTAAAACAAGCTAAGATATTTTCTATTTCCATCCTTGGATTCCCATTGAATAGTTTATTTTGAAATTCTGCCATTGCATTAATTGCATCTCTAACAAAATCGGGACAATCTTTTCTTATATAAAAAACAGCATCGCACCACAATGCCAATCTTGTTTGATCTCCGCTGATCTGTCTTTTAACAGTAATCATAGGAAATCCTTTTTCTAAAAAAATTTTTGCCTTATGAATGGGCATCCCATGCATATAGCAAGGTGTTGTTTTAAATTTCTTATACCATACAGATTTAATAGAACCTGAGTTTGCTCTTGGTCTATTAAAAAACTTTGCTTGTTGTTTTAACGGAACAATACCAGCAAATTTTGCTAATTCTATAAGCTCATTTTCTTTCCATTTTATTTGTCTGGGTTTAAATAATTTATAGTGTTCAATGATTGATCTTATTTTTATATCTGGATACTTCTCTTGAGTTTTCATCTTTCCATTTTTTTCATAATACTTACAAATTTCTAACACTAGATCAGGATTGTTTTTCCAAAAGTAATAATAAATAAACTTAACATTAGGACATGATCTTTTAAGATTTGTAAGTGAAACTCCAAGTCTTTTGGCAATCTCATCTCTTGGCATAGTTCCAGCAAGCCTTTTTGCCTCTGCAATTTGCTCGGCCGTCATGGTGCCTTTAGGTCGCTTAGAGAGAATCAAACGACAGTCATTGCATCTTTTGGTGTTTAAATGCGCTTTGGGTAACTCAATTTTACAATCAAGGCACTTTTTAATTTTCACTTAAGTACCTTGATGCTTTAATGGCCATATCTATGGTTGAATTTAATTGTTGAACACAGTTACAAGCAGCATTTACAGTTTGTGGAGTTATTTGACTTTTTGTCACCTCTTTCATCATGTAATGAAGCTGTTCAACCGTAGACTTTAACCCAAATGTGTCAGCTATATATTGAATATCTTTTCTCTTATCAGTTTTTTCTGGTAAATGCTTGTCGCCCATTTAAATGCCTCCTGTGTTAAATTAATGGGTAGTAAGAATTCTTCTAGCCTACCCAAAAAAACTAAACGACAGTCCTTGTCCTGATCTTGTTCATTTTCTACGTTAAACTTTTCTACTGCATGAGTGTCAAATAGATATGAATTTTCATTATCATCTTCATCATCTGAACTCATACCCACCAAGGTGGCAAACTCCAATGTTCTTGCCGTTTGCTTTCCTCGATCACCTATTCCGTTCAAGCGGCAATAATCAATAACATTCCACTGAATATTTGTCCCTCCCTCAAGGTATTTCATTGCACAATATTGAACACAGTCTTCAAAATGCCTTTCGTGGTGGACCTTGAAGAGATATTTGAAAACCAACTTATTTAATAAATCGTAATTAAATTCTCTCATTCATTTTATTTCTAATCGTTCTGACAGAAACACCCACAATTTTTGCCATTTTTGTACGTGTAAAATACCTATCAAGATTATTAAGAATAGTCTTCTCAACTAGTTCAATTTTTACTACTCCTTCGGCAAAGAATAACTCTTGCAAGTCATTAATGATGCCCTGACAGGCCTGATGATATTCGACAGTGTAGTAGTCTGGGTTTGTATTTTTTTGACTATTATTTAACTTTGCATAAAAATTCATTTTTTATTTCCTTAAACATTATACTTTTATGCCTGAAGCACATGGGCGGCAATCAAGGGCATCAATGATCTCCATGCTAAATTCATCTTGAACTTTACTTTTCTCCCATTTCTCAACAAACAAAATAAACCCATCACCAATATCGGGCCTGTTTTTATAGTGAAACTGAAGTCCCATACCCGCCTCTTCTTGGGTTTTATAAATATCTATGGGTTCTGTTTTCGTGTAGTCATGGCCCTTACTTAAAACAAATAAAACTTCGCCCTCTTTTAGCGTTAGCAATTTATCAATCATTTATTTCCTCAACTTTTACGATTGTTTTTTCTTGGTTTTTTTTTACTTTTATTTGATCCACTGAAAGATGATTTATGAGATCCCAGGTGTCATTATGAATAATTCCGGCCATCACCAGACTGTCTAAGATAGGCTTTGCTGAAGCGACGAAGTTATCAAAATCAAGCGTCCTAGTCGCATAA